AGTTTGGTATAATAAACCCATAAGTACATTTAAAGGAGCTGAGATTAAATGAAAAAAATAATCTTTTTAATGATAATTTCTTTACTTATAGGCCTTGGAATTGGTCATGTTTTTCCAATATTTTCAGCACCTAAAGAAGTAAAGGCTGATACAGAGAATGTTGTATATAGCAAAATAACAAATAATAATGATAATAGAGAGAATACAACTAAAAAACTTAAGAGTGTTGAAGATATTGAAAAAATCCTCATGTCTCAAAATGGATATACCTACACCACAAAAGAAAATGCAACTAAAATCTTTGGTGATAAATTAATCCAGTTGCCTGAAAAACTGCATTACGATTTTGAAACAACAGGAAATTATTTCGCTGACACGAATTTGCAAGAGGGCAAAACTTCGATAGGGCAATATTGGATTAATGTCGACAAAAAGAAAGTTATTACTATTAGAGAATTCATGCCATCTAAAGATATAAAAGAAGCTTTCCAAAGAGATTTAAAAATTTCTTTAGAGAATAAAGACAATCCTTTTTATGCTTATCCTTTAAAGCTTTCTGAAAATGCATATGCCTTGATTTTGGGACCTAATGATAAAATGGAAGATGGTAGTTCATTTGAACCTAATTGGATTAAGTTTACAATAAGCGCATACTGGATAAAAGGTGATATAGGAGTTACAGTAGGTGGTATTAACATTGAAAAAGATGAATTTGCAAAAATATTAGAAGAAGTTAATAATCAAATATAAGACATAAAAAAACAGGCAAGGTTTTATACCCTGCCTGTTTTTTAATTTTACCACGAACCATACATAGAGATTGTGTCCGGCATAGAACCTTTAGAAAGTCCAGTGTCTACAAAACCATAGTTTTTGCCAGCTCCGCTTACTTTAATCCATGCTTTGTCTGTACTTCTCTCAACATAATTTATTGCTTTCCATTCTGGATGTGTATCTCCAGATAAACTATTCATAAAACCATCATCTAAACATGCTACACGCATCCCAGCAGCGACTTGTCCCCAATAATTCCCGTCAGCTGTATACACATTTTCCGTGCGTCTAAATTTAAAAGTAACGTACCAATTACCATCTATATAAACTCGGTCATAAGGATAAACTCCTACAGGTGCTGGCAAACCATTATAATCTATTGCGTTTTTAAGAAAACCTACTTGTAGTTTTCCTTGTGAATTTAAAAAAACTATTCTGCAAAATACACCTTCACCACCCCAATTGGCATCCCAACCGAAAGCTTCTCTTGGATATAAAACGCCTATTTGTGTTGTATAGTAAGCATCATAAACAGGTACTTTTTGCCCACTTTTGTTTACGCAAAACATGTTAGACATTTAAAAAACCTCCTTTTACAATTGATTTTACTTTATGCTTTAAAATACAAACAAAGGCATCACTCCCTTCTCAAGCTTTTATCTTGTCTCTTTCTTTATAAAAACTGAATAACCTTTGCTCTTTAATTCTGCTGCTAACCTCTCTGCATTTTCCTTGTTTTTGAATGCTCCCAATTGCACTAACCATAAAACATTGCTTTGTGCTACCGTTGTTGGTGTGTTTGCCTTTTGCGGTAAGTTAAGGGCCTTCGCTATTCCCTTCGCATGTGCGTCGGCTAATCCGTCTAAAAAGCTATCGTTCTTTAGCAACTCAGATTCTTCCGGATTAGTTAAAAATAAATTCTCTGTCAAAACTGCTGACATCTTAGTCAGTCTTAATACGGCAAAATCGGCCTTCTTTTTCCCTCTGTCAACTATCCCATAATTTTTGAGATAGTTTATAATTTCTTCATGGATTACGTCTCTTATTTTTGCTGTCTTTGAGTCATCTGTTAGGCTGCTGTGTATATAGTCTTCATATCCTTTTGCTGCGAGATTTTCTGCTGCATTTATGTGAATTGAGTGAAAATAATCGGCATTCGCATCGTTTGCTATTTTGGCTCTGTCTTCTAAACTGATGTAAGTATCACTACTGCGAGTCAAAATTATCTCTACTCCCTCGTAATTTTTAAGCAATTTATCTTTTGTGCGAAATGCCAAATCAAGGGTTACTTCTTTTTCAATTACACCATTCCCACTTGCGCCGGGGTCTTTGCCTCCATGTCCCGGGTCTAGAATTATTTTAGCCATGTTATTTTCCCTCCTTTAGAGCTTCTATAGTGTTCTTGGTACCACTCCAAAGCCCTACTGCTGTGAGGCCTGCTACAAGCCCTGAAACAATATTTTTAGCTACTTCGGAATCACCAAAGAAAGAGATTGCGATTCCTCCTATGATTCCTACAACTACAGAGAAAAACCCTGCATATTTTTTAGGTAAGCCTACTTGTTTTGCTAACTCGGTAATTCCGATTATGATAGGTATTGCTGGTATTCCCCACCATTGCATATCCATTCTTCTCACCTCCCTAAAATAAGTATTAGAAGAGAAGTAATTACTCCTCCCATTAACCCTATAAGCCATGTGTAAATGCCATCAATCTTTTTTTCAATCTTTTCTAAACTTCCATTTATTTTGTTATCAATCTTTTCTATAGCTTCGTCTTGTGTCTTTTGCCATTTTTCTAAATTTTGAATTCTTTCTTCATATTTAGCCATGTTGATTTCCATCCTGTTCACCCTTTCTTCTAACATTTGAAGCACCTTCTTCCATCAGACATGCCTTACAAGCATTTCCCATAGCTGTGGGTCCTCTTGACCTATAGTCCACATGCCTACGCCTCGTACACCAAATTCATAGGCTGCAATATCCCCAAACTTCAAAATTGTTTCTGCATCTGGAAAATATACAATGCTAAATCCATCTGCGTCTCCTAAATATAATGTTGAAAGCCAAACTCCTATATCTAGCATTTTAACTTTTACTGGGTAATTCCCCGCTTGATTTAAAGTAAATTTAGGTGAATGCAAATAATCCCAGTCGTTTGATATGTCTTTTGACATACCATCGCTGGGATTAAGTCGTGTATTGTATTCCTCTATATCACCATCTAATCTGAAAAATCCCCATCTGTCCAACCACGTAACACTTTGTCTTGGTATCCTACCAAGTATTACTTTTTGCCCATCAGGTAATGTTAGTTCTATAGCTTCACGGGGCATCATGACGTATGAGTCTGCTGCCATAAGTAAATCAGATGTAATTGGTGTTTCTGCTTTAATACCAAATGTACCGGTTCCTACATAACTGCCTGAATATCGTATTACGATTGAATTCCACAAAAATGCAGCTACGTTGGAACCTCTTATTCTTACCGATATTGTGTAAAAAACTCCAGCTCTAATGTTTGCATTGTAAGTTCCTGCTAAAGTAGAACCATCGTAAAGTTCTAATCTTCCTGTATAGCTATTTATTGCAAGCCATATACCGTTAAAAAAGACTCCAGCTCTTCCCTGTGAGTCAAGTCTTATTGTTGCTCTCACTAAAATGTCATTAAAGCCATTGTAGGTTAATGAAATTTGTCCACTTCCTGTTATCCATGAATATGGTCTTGCTGATAGGTCATTTGGGTCTTTTTTAACTGTCCAGTTTCCTGCTACATTATACGCATGAGATGGAGGTGGTCCTTCATCCCAATCTCTGAAATCGTCGTACCAGATATATGCATATTCTGGCGGCCGTCTTAAAACCTCGGCCGTAATTTTAAACCGCCCGTTATACGGCCACGCGGGGTTTCGGTTAACGTCTAAAAACTCCCTTGGTCTTAACGTGAACCCTGCCTCTCCTCCGTAGTATTCCTCTTCAAAAGAGTACGCAACTCTTATATTTGTGATGATGGTACCATACTGGCTTCCTTCTCCAAAAAGCTCTAACGTGTGAGTTCCCTCTGTAAAGTCGAATGTTCCTACTCTATACCAGTGTAGCTGCCGGTTGTATGGATACCATTGTTCTACATCTCCTACTATAAATTCTTGGCCGTCTAATGCCATCCTTAACCTTTGTTGTGTAAACCATGGGAAGTTTACCCTTAACACAAGGTCCATTGTTCTCGCCGGTGTCCAAAACTCCCAAACTATGTGTGCTTCTCCCTCCTCTTCTGTGTGCCATACTCCTTCTTCATCTTGCCAAGAAGAAGTGACTGGCTTTCTTGGTGCTACTGCACCTGATTCTGCATCCTCCACAAATGCTCCTGTTGCCTGTGTATAATCGGTCCCTTTTAAATCCACCACTATGCCCGTAAATTCAACCTTTTGCCGTTTGCTGTATGCAGTCAAAAAAGATTTACCTGCGTAAGTGCCACTGCTGATTGGTTCTGTCTTATTATCTTCATCTCCTGCTCCCGGATAGTCATAAATGTGAAGCAAAAGCTTGTTGTGTGCATCTTCAAGGTCATAAAAAGCTGCAAATGGTATATACTTTTGTGTGTCTGTGCTGGGTCTGTCTCCTCGCCCATCGGTGTGCGAATAAATACCCAGCGCCCAGTTTAAAAAGTCTGGAAATGCTCCAGCATAGCCTCTATAGCTCCTGCCTAAATTAGCTGGGTAGTCATAAATTTCCCATCTGTGGCCATAGGCTGGAGCACCCATAAATAATTTTTCTGGAGGTATGGTCTGTACTGCGTAAGTCATGACCTCTCTTACCCATGAAATTGGTGATGTGGAGCCGGGTGCCGAGCCTGACCATTTGTATCCGTATGTCATAATCTGAGCAGTATCGCATAAATCCTTTAATCTCTCGTATGAACACCACTTTTCAGGACCTACTGTTGTGTATGGTCCTGTCATAGGTGGTAGGTCTAAATGTACATGTGCACCTCTGCTTTTCATCTCATTGTAAATCCTTGCATAAAGCCTGTAAATTTCCTCTACTAAATCATTTGGTCCTCTTTCAAGGTCTACATCAATTCCAGCAGCCCAAGAATAGGTATCAAGCAGCCTGTGAAGCTCTGATATAAATTTGTCTTGTGCTGTTTGATTTGTGAGTAGAGACCTCCAAATACTCTCTATTCCATCATTTCTAACTGTAAGTAGCCAGCGTATATGCGGCCATTTTCTTACCACCTCTGGTGTGTTTGATGTGACTCCCCCTGTGATTGTGCCATCGCTGTTTATCAAGAAAAAGAAAAGGCCCACCTGTGTAATTCTGTCTCCGTATTTAACTATCCTATCGATGTGTTCCTCTGTCATTGGCCAAACCATGAATTCTCTGTGTTCTATAGCCGTTCACCTCCCAGGCCTTTAAGCCATGTGTCTACTTCAAATAGGACATATGCTGCTCCGATTGGTTTTGCTACTTCTGGGTTGAATTCATCCTCTGTCGCTGGGTCTATCATCTCTATTTCATATCTCCCAAACCCAGCTGGTATTGTATGATAAAAGCCTTCCCAATCCGTTGTCGGTACCCCGTTTATCTCCACTTGCCGCTTTGAAGCAGAAAAATAGAGCTCATCCCCTGCTTTAAGCTCTTTGTTGAGCTTAAACGTTCTTGTTTTATAGAGATGGTTCAGCCGTAATGCTCCGGCCGGTAAGTCTTGAAGTGGTCGAATGGTATAATCCAACCCCCCCGTAACCCTTTTTGTTATGTCGTCCTGGTCCACAGCTGCCCGGTTAGGTACTGCCACAATTGCGTTCCCTCTCACTACGGCATTAAAATGTCTGTAGACAATGCCGGGTTCTCTCTTGAGCATTTCTTTGCTGGTCGGCACATACCCTGTTAGAAAAGCTCCATCCTGCAGCATAATGTCTGTAATCCGCAGCTCTGTTTCTACGTCTGCTACGATAAATCGTATTTCTAGCGTTTGTACGTGCTTTTTAGGTTTAACAACAGCAAAATACTGCTTCCACGCCACAGCCATCACCCGTCAAAACTCCATTTTATTTCCGATGGATGCCCGGTCCATATCGTTGCTACCGTTCCGCCCTGGAGCATGACATCCGTCAAATAAATTGTGACCTCCGCATCCTCAACAATAAATTTAACGTCGATTTTTTTGACTTTCCCTTGTGGTGTAAAAACTTGCCTTTTAAGTTCCATTTATATCACCGCCTTAAATCAGGCTTACATACTGCTCATCTTCTGTTCCATCATCGTAGGTGAATTTAACTGCTACTCCTATCTTCGCATTAGGTCCTCTTGAAACATCACCGATGTCTATTCTGAAAGACAAAGTATAATTGTCCCTGTGTGCTGGCCATACCGTTTGTGATAGTGTCTTAGCTACACCTAATTGCCCCCTCACTCTGAAAGATGATGTTCCTGAATAACCTCTTGTGCTGTCTATCTCCCAGCCATTGTTTACCCAGTAGGCAAATCCGTTCTCTGCTCGGCTATTGAGCAAATAATTGAACACCATTAGCTCCAGCATTTCAGAACGGCTTACGGAGTCTGCTATTTGAAGTGCTTCACTTGATACCTGAATTGACTCTAACAAATCTGTAAAGGTTGGCACTTTGTTCGATAGCTCTAACGTTGTTTTCCATGGCTGGTCTATCCAATAGTGCCATTTCACTATGCGAGTCTCAAACAAAATATTGAATTCCTCGTCTGAAACTAAAACATAATCTCCAAGTTTGAAGGCCTCGTGTTCATAGCCTTCTATTCCTGATAAATCTGCTGCCTGTACTACGTATGATACTCTTGGCTTTGATACTATCTCCAGTATTTCCTCTGCTCTTTCTTTTAGCTGATATGGATTTGTAAATCGTTCATCTGAAAAAATTGCCGTTTTTATTGTATTGGTGTATTGATAGTTTTCTACGTATGGTTTCCCTCCGTTTATATCTGCAAAGGTTATACCGTTTTTCCCATAAGCATAAAGCCTTGTAATCAAGCCGGTTGTGTCTACTACTTTTTCTATTCCCTTTATGTTTTTTCTATATGCAAATAATACACCCGGCCTTCTTGAAATCTCTTTTCTTAAGTGTACTACCTTGTTTGCTGTATCAAACTCAAGTTCTCCTCCCCATACTTCCGCTACCTGATGGAGTACGTCTAATCTGTTGGCCTGCGTTGAAACAGAGAGACTTCTCTTTTTGTCTATTTCTACATCTCCAACTCCCCAGCCTGTGTCTTCTAAAATGTCCTGCATGACTGTTTTTGCGTCTGCATCTTGCCATGAAAATTTTGTTAATGGGTCAGCATACATTATGTCGTACCATTCAGCCTCACAGTATACCTTTATGTCTCGTTGTGAAGCATCCCTTTTTTCTGATATACGTCTTATAATGTACTTTGCGTTCACTAAAAGTACTGCGTTCTCCGCCTCTAAAAATTGCTTATTAACATCGTCACTTGGCAGGCTAAAAGTAAGAACGTCTGTTCCGTTTATCTCTTGCTCCAGTACAATATCATAAGCATTCTCTAAAACTGCCAGTCTTCTCCCCCGCTGGTCCAGTATAACCGGTTTTGCATACGGAAGCCTTTCATAAAATGGGAAGGTATACTCTATGCCGGCTATTGTGTTGTACCTTGCTCCTGTGTTATATTGCAAACCTGTATTATATCTGTTCATCCTTTATTCCCTCCTCAAGAAAAAACC